ATCGTTTAGATAATCAAGATCATTTAAAAAAATATCGTTTAAAAAATAAAGAAAAAGCAAAGAAAGAATATAGATTATACAGTTTAATTAATCGTAATTTATTAAATGCAAAGGAAGCTAAAAGAAGAGCTTTTAAATTAAAAGCTACACCTAAGTTTGCCAATCTTAATAAGATAAAAGAGATATATAATAACTGTCCCAAAGGTTATCATGTTGATCATATTGTACCATTAAATGGTAAAAACGTATGTGGATTACATGTTGAATGGAACTTGCAATACCTAACGCCATCTGATAATTGTTCTAAATCAAACAAACTAATTTATTAATATGCCACTTAATGTTAAAGGTAAAAAGATTTTAGCAGCGATGCAAAAAGAATATGGTAAAGAAAAAGGTAAAGCTGTATTCTATGCTTCAGAAAATAAAGGAACTATTAAAGGTGTTAAGAAAAAAGGCAAATCTTTAATGGCAAGATAATATGCAAGACGAAAGAAAAGAATCTAAATACCACGAAACAAAAGAAGGTAAGATGGCACGCAAAGGTTTATACTATAATATAAATCAAAGAAAAAAAGCTGGTACATCTAGAAGTAAATCTAAATCTACTATTTCTAAGAAGGCTTATAAAAGTTTATTAGCTGGATTTAAAGATTAATTACTCAACATTATCCATCACATACTGGTATCTGTTCCAGATAATATGACCAGGTTGCCAGAAATGTTCTTTATTTATTTTCATCTTAACATGATGAATCATTGTAGTGTGGTCCCTATTACCTAGGATAACTCCAATCTTAGTGAATGGCATATCATACTTATCTCTTAAAACATTTATAAGAATTGATCTTGCAATTACTGCCTGCTGTATTCTAGTCTTAGCAATAATATCATTAACATTTACACCAAGTTGATTGGCTACGATTGCTAATATCTCTTTAACATTCTCAGGTACAACTACATCATTAATAGTTACATACTTAACCACTTCTTTAATAACAGTATTCTTATATCTGAAATTGTTTCTAAAAAATTCTCTGGCTAGTTTGTATCCAGTTCTAAAACCTGTACGATAAATCTTTTTCTCTCTGTCATCTAGATTTGAAAAACTATTAAATAAATATCTTAACTTAATTTCCTTATACATTTCTTTTGGTGTCATAATTATCCTCTTTCTGTCTTATGTTCGTTGATTTAACTTTTACTTCTCCTATCTTAACCTTAATAAACAATCCTATTTTACTAGGATCAAGTGCATGTTCTGCTGTGTCAAACTCTTCTACATAAGTAAAAGTGCATTCACCTTTTTTTAATCTTACAACTTTCATTACTTTTTCTTTTGTCTGAGTTGCTTAGTCATCTTGCAATAGATAGATAAATCATCATAGCTATCTGCTTTGTATTTCTTTGTGCAGCGATATAGTTTAAGTGCCATCATTATATGACCAACATCTTCTGGTTCTAATGCTGTTTTAATCTTACTAAAAAGTATTATTGAAAACATCTCAGCAAGTAATGCAAAGTTCTCTTCGTAATCTCCATATTCTCTATGGCGATCATCTATAATTTTCTTTTGTATTTTTTCTTCAAGACTAATGAAGTCTTCTTTATTAATCATATATCTCCTTTGTTGTTTTACTCTACCCCTAGGGACAACGAAAGGGAAGGCATGACTGCCTGATGAAAACCCTAGGGATAGAATGAATAATAGTGTTACCTATTATTAGTATTGTCTATTACCGAAAGACTTATTGCTTGTAAATGGTTTCTTTTGAAATCCACCAGCTTTAAATCCAGGTTGTTTATTTGCTCCTGCTGTTGCTTGTGCTTCTTTCTTAGTTAAGATCACAGTGTATCCACCTGTTGGATTACCTTCTATGTCTGTTCCATCAAACGCACAGTAGTCATACCAATCACCATTGATATTCACATTCATCTTCCAATTCTTTCCTTCTGGAGCTTTTGGTGAATTAGGTGCAACCATTACTGGTTGATTGTCGCCTGGTTTTTTATTTACATTTGGAACAAGATTTAAATAGATCTTGTTCTTTGGTTGGTCGTTCATCTATACCTCATTTTGAGTTGTGATCTGATCACGCTTACTATTAAATCTATTTAAGATTACATTGTAAGTGGATAGATCTTTTATTTTAATCTGATTAAGAAGATCTTTGTTTGCTCTCCACAGAAAGTCTAGCTTTGCTGTATGAGGTGCAAAATCTACCTTAGTCAGAAGTTGATTAATTGTATTGGTATCAACATTGATTGGTCCAATACCTTTAGTATTCATAGGTTGAACTGGGATTTCCAATTCATCATATTCTTCCTTTGAAGTTATATCTTCTTCAAGGATTCCCATGAATGATAAAGCTCGTGTGATTGCAAATGTTTCAGCAATCTCTAAGTAGCTTGGTTTATCACGATACTGCTTTGAGAAACCAGTGGCTACAATATGTTCAGGATCTGATTTAGTTATAATACATTTCATTATAACATAACGATCTGAGTGTTCTTGTATTACACAATTGATTCCATATTCAGTACCAAACACTTCTCTAAAGTATTTAATCTTACTCCAAGCTGATACTGTTTTTTTTCCATGTTGATTTAAGTATGAGCCATGAGCTGCACACAAATCATTAACTTGTTTTAGTTTGTCTTTCATTATTACCCTCTGTTGTTTGTTGATATATACAAGAATAAGCAAACACTTGATTTGATTTATAGTATGTGCCAGTCTTGTTTTTTTGTGTACTGATTATACTTGTATTGGTGTAAGTTAATTTTTTAAACAAAGCATCACACAAGTAAGGATCAATTCCATTTACTTTATATTGATATGAATGCGACATGCCATTCATAAGAATGATTGTTAATATTATTTTCATCTAACAATTAAATAAACTAATAATAAAAATATAATTATAATTAAAAATATTTTAATAAACATATCTCTAAATAATTTATCCTCTCGTTTTTTTATCTCACGCATTATAGCATCATGTCTAAATTGTTGTCTAATCTTTTCATGTTGTTTGTGATAATAATTTATATCCATATTCCTACACATAAGTTTACCATATTGTTATTACACATTGTCCCACAAGCTCGCCGCTTTTTTTATCAGATCCATTTGCACGTCTTTCCACATATAACTTGAGAAGTCTGGAGGAGGAATTAATTTAGCCATATCCTGAACCGAGCCACGACATAAGTACACAAGGTTCTGACGAATTTTATCAAAAATTAAATCTTGTTGAATTAAAAATTCCATATACTCAGGCGTAAGTAATTCACAGGTGTCAGGTGTAAAGACATTAAAGTTATCTTGATTAACATAAAGTAAATGAGGAACTTTTTTTGTAGCGTGCCAGTAGAATGCACATTGGCGTACATGATTTATGTCTGGTTGTTTTGGTAAGTATGCTTTTATCCAACTGAAACCAGCTTTGGTATCTGATTTTCTTTTTGATCTATGCTTTGTCTTTAACTCTACAAGTTTAGTTCCATTCATTTGCTCGTAATCTATTCTGCCTATCTTATCTAAAACTAATTCTTTAAATTTATAAGTACAATATCTTTCGCTTGCTACTTCTTCTCCTAGTTTAAGATCATCTAATGCTTTGCAAGTAATCTTAATCATATCAACAAGATAATTTTTTGTATCTTCGTGTTGCTCTTTATCTAATTCATTATGAGGTTTATATTTATCGTACTCAGTAAGCTCTTCCTTAATAATTGTATCTATATTTTTTTTCTCAATAAGCATTCTCTTCTCTGCTTCATACATATATTTAGAAACATATTTTTGTGATGCTCTACCAATAGATACTCCAGCGTTCATTCGGAACGATATGTTTTTATTACGCCTATCAGTTTGATCAAACAAACAATAGTTAACTAACCAATCTGCATTCGTTTGTGCAGTTTGACTTGGTGATCCATGATCAAGTTTAAGTTTTTCATAATACTTAATACAAATATCAGGATCAAAATTATTTATTGCCGATATAGAATTGTTCTTTGTTAAATCAATAACCATTTTTAACCTTTCATTGTTGTAAATACTGTCTATCTTTATTGGTTATTATAGTCAATACATATTTTAAAATTATTTATTTGACATATAATCATTATGGTTATATAGGGATTTTAACGAAAGGATATTAATGAAACTTAAAAACCAACTAAAAAAACTACTTAAAAAGTATCACGAAACATTTGATTGTTTTGGCAACAGAAGGAAAAATAAATGACACTAAACGAGTACAAAGAAAAGCATAAACTTAGCAACAAAGATCTTGCAAAGTTAATAGGATTAACAGGTAAGAATCCTATCGTATCTGTGATTAGGTATTTAAAGTCAGAGAGAATACCTCATCCTAGATTTATGAAAGTAATAACAGAAAAGACAGGCGTTCAACCTAATAGCTTTTACGAGGAGTGGTATGAGAAGTATAAATTTTGATAAAGTTATTGTTGAGTGGATGGATATAAATTCTTGTGATGATGCTTGGAATAGTGAAGAGCATTTTAAAGATTTAATGCCAGCATCATGTACAACTATTGGTTATCTATATGAAGATACACCACACTTTGTAAAAACATTTGCAACATTTAGTTTTAATGCTGATGACACAATAGACTTTGGAGATTGTGTTGTTATTCCTAAAGGTTGCGTTGTTTCAATTAAAAAACTGGAGAACTAATGACTGATAAAAAAGATATGCTTTTAAAAATATTAAAAATAAAAATTGATATGATTAAAATATATCAAAAGATACCAGCACCTTTTAATGAATTTGTAAAGCCAGATACAAACTTAGATAAACTATTTAAATATTTTGAAAGGATAAAATGATTGATCAACCATTACACGTTGAAGACGTAATTGATATGTACAACGAAAAGATTTTAATTCTTCAAAAAGAAATAGATAGATTAAATCTTGAATTGGAATGTAAACAAATAGAACTTATGCAAGAAAGAGCTAAGAACAATGATTGATTTTAAGAATAGAGGATCGCATGATCTTGAAGTTATAATTTATAAGTTAAGAAACTATGCTGATTATCTTGAAGAAAGAATTAAAGATCTTGAGCAAGAAATTAAAGAACTAAAATCTAAATTAAAAGATCAAATTAAATCTAATAACTAATGAAATTAAAAACAACTTATAGGGTACAGGAAATATCTTTTAATGATACCAAACCATTTATATTAAATATACATTACGCAAAAAGAATGCCTAGTATTAGTTATTCTATTGGTTTGTTTTATAAAGACGATTTAGTTGGATGCGTTTGTTATGGCTACCCACCATCAACAGCTTTAAAGATTGGTATAGCAGGTGAACAGTTTAAGAAAAATGTTATTGAGTTAAATAGATTAGTATTAAAAAATAATAATAAAAACGAAGCATCTTTTTTAGTTGGAAATTCTTTTAAACTATTACCAAAAAATACAATAATTGTTTCTTATGCAGATATATCTCAGCAGCATGTTGGTTATGTTTATCAAGCAACTAATTTTATTTACACTGGATTGTCAGCTAAAAGAACTGAGTGGCAAATGATCGGTGTTAATAAACACAGTTTTACTATTTGCGAAACCTATTCTTTAAATGAAAGAAAAAAAAATAAAGATAAGTTTAAGTTAATAGATAGACCAAGAAAACATAGATATTTATATTTAATTGGCGATAAAAAATTTAAGAAAAATGTTATTAAGAATTTAAAATATCCAATACTAGATTACCCTAAAACAAATGAGGTTTTAAATGGCTAGATATAATTACTTTGTAGGTGGATTTGGCGATTTCTATTCCGAGTGGCATAGGAATAAATGCTCAGACATAGGTTATATAGATATTGATTCAGTTCCTATTTGTATTAATAAACCTTGCTGGAAACCACTTGCAGTTATTGAAACTGTCTATGATACTGGTAGAAATTACAAGAAATATACCACAGTTGTAGAATACATATCCAAAGGCTTAAATATACCCTGTTTTTTGCTGTATTATAAACCTATACCACAGACGGATAGCCTAGAGTTCAAAGTTCAGCGTCTATACCCCTTTAAAAGCGATTTAAACCCTATTCTAGAGGAGGAATGGTACTACGAAATGCTTAAACTACAGATTGAGCATGATAAAGTGTGCAAACATAAGGTAAATCGTGGGTAAATACACAAGTCATATACGAGTGCCTGTAAGTCTATTTAAAAACGATATATTCTTAGGCTTGTCAGGTAGGAATAAAGCCGATTGCCTAGCGATACTTGTTGTGCTTTTGCGGTACTCAAATCAGAAGACAGGCGAATGCTACCCACGTCTTGCTCTTATGCACAGCCTACTTGGACTATCTAAGGCTACAATTTATAGACGTATTAAATTAATGGTATCTATTGGTTTGCTTAAAAAGAAGCGACTTTCATCTACTAATTTGTATAAACTTAACCCTATTTTAATGGTAGGGAGCAGTCAGGGTGATGTGAGTGATACGTCAGGGGGACTGATCAGTGCAGTCAGGCTGACTGGTATTAATAAAGATAACTTTAATATATATCTTAATAGAAATAATTCTAATAATAAAATGGATAATGATAATAGAATAGATGAGATTATAAATAAGTTTAAGAATGATAAAGATGTATTGATTGGTACATTGTCTAAATTCTTACAGACT